ATTTGTTTATAAATTTCCTCAAGATAATACTTTAAATTAATATCATATGTATCAAAAGGAATCTTATCATCAATAGTATTAATAACTGTTTGCATCCATTCTCCTGCTTCCACTTGTATTTGTCTACCATCTGTATGCTTTTTAATTAGCTTGCATCCTCCTTTGGATATGTAATACCTTACAATTTTTTGAAGAGGAGTGATAGACAACTCACCTTTGTGAAGACAGGTTTCTTCAAACTTCCATCCTGCTTTTGCTTTTACACCTGCGCAATAATCATAAATAGATTGGTTTTGAGCTAGAAAGTCTTCAGGTTTAATGTTGTGTACAAAATAAGCATATATAGCTTTAGGAATAATCAAAAAGCTTTTATTCTTATGAAACACTGCAACTTTCTTTTTTTCTAAATCTTCCCACTCAAATGCACCTTTACACTTAACCTTTCCATTTTTGTGTATAGCCATATAATTATTAACATCTCTAATAATCATTTTGCTATACTCGTCATGCTCAAGACTAAGCTGGGTCATTTCTTCCCATTTTTTACACACTTGCATGTAAATATCTACTTTGTCTGTGGGAATCATCATCTCAAGACCATCTGTGTTTTGCATAAGAGGTATGCCATCTGGAATAGCCAAACTTAACATTTCATAAAGTTTAGAAAGAAGAAGTTGACCATTAATAGTGATCTGCATTGTCATCTTTGGATCATACAGAAAACTATTTTCATCACCTGTCAAACCATATGTAGAATTAAGAATAATCTTATATACATAGTTTTTAGGATCAGACTTTGGTATCTTTTTTCTTTCTTCAAAGAACCACTCATACAGTTCACAAAACTCTTTCTTTGGTAAGTGAGCTGGGTGAAAACCGTTCTTAATAGCTAAATTGGGATAGAAACTTGTAACATCTGAAGTCATAATAGTCCATCCTGGTTTTGCTTCATATACACCAGCATCTGTAGCACCATGAATACCACCTAGTCCATAATCAGTTTGTACTCCTTTGTATTTAATAGTAAACTTAAACCCATCTTTTGTAGAGGATATCACTTTACTTTTAAAGTAGTTGTGAACTTTTTGAAATTCAGAAGTTTCAAATGATACGTATGGAAGAATAATAGATCCAAGATCAATAACACTTCGTGGTGTACGGAGTGTTTTGATTTCAGACTTATCCATTTCAAGTTTCCCAGTTAAAAAGTGAAGAAACAACTCTTTAGATATTCTAGGTTCTGACGCTGAATAAAGATCTATACCATACTCAGAGGTGAGTGTTTGACGAAGAGTGATTTGTTCTTTAGAATGTTGTAAAATTTTCTTAGTGGACATTACATCATTCACACAATACTTCACCACTTTGTTCAACTCGTGAGAGCATGTTACAGGTTTAAAATGGGGGTGTGGCATTTCCTCTACATTTTTCCAATCCATAGAAAACTGTATCCATTTTAAACTACTCATTTTAGCTTTATTATCCCAATGATTTAGTTTAAATAAATCAATCTGTCTAATCTTTAGCTGAAATGGAGCATACTTAAGAAATACACCTTTATCAGTGCGCTGAATGGTATCTTGAGCAAAAGCATATATGTCTTTTGCTAATTCAGCTCCAGTTAGTTTAGATAACTTACTTTTATTTGATAAAATGTATTGTGTTATTTGTGCATCGAATGCTAAACCATTGTATGAAATATGCCATTCATTATGTTTTAAATTTCCAGATAAAAAGCTATAAAATCTTTCAAAGTCATTTGTCGTTTCATTTATGACAAATGTCCTTTTAATACTATCATCTTTGTAATGAATAAACACAGCGACAAAACAATTACAAATTGTTTCGTAGTCCATTACCCAGTGATTCTTTTTTGTATCCATAACTATTTTGTTCAGTTAAGCTGTCCCCCCTTAATTTGTAAAGATAAAAAAAGGAGAGAATAAAATCCTCTCCTTTTTATAATGTTAATAAATATTACAATGCAGATGTTAAAATACTGCTTGGTTGTGTTGTTTCAGCAGTTGTTAAATATTTTTCCCAATCTGATGTTTCTTTATTAGAAGCAAAATGTTTTATAAATTTGCGAATCTCATTTAAATCTTCAATAAAGTATTCATAATATGTTTCTAATGTTTTACGCTCTTCTGCGTAGTCTTTACCATTAGAACGTTTTCCTACTTTCATAGGAACTACATCTCCCCATTCATTAAGTTTAGCCATCATGTGCATTGTTTGCTTTCTTTCTTTAGAAATAACTGCTAGCACATTAGCTTGAGGATCATAAATACATTCGTTATAAGGACACTCAATAGCTGTTGGAATCATTTTGAATGTCTTTTGTGTACCCCATGAAGAGGTAATAATCATCATTGAATTTTGCATAAATAATTTTTATCAAAGTTAATCATCATTTTTTAAAACTTCAAAATTTTTTATTTCAACTTTTAAAGTTTCTTTATCAAGATCACAAGGATCACATAATTCCCCAATCATTTTAAGGTCATCTACATCAACATCTAAGATTTTGGCATAATTGTCAAAATGCTTTTCAGGAAACAAATATGTTTCCATGTATTTGTATTCAGCAGATTTTTCACCATAATATGACTTAATTGCTTTTTTAAATATAGAAGATAATTTAGAATATTTACCTAAAATAAAGTTAAACCAATCAGATTCATATAATTTTAAATCAAATATATAAAGTTTATAATCCCCCACTTCTATTTTTTTGTAGAATAGGGGATTTGTAATTAACATTTGTTCTTCAAATTCTATGAATTCTTTGCTGTCATCTTGTTTATAAGAGCAAATTAGTTTTGTTTCATCTGCTGTAAATATCCCTTCTAAAGCAATATAAGTACCTAATGGACTTATAGGTGAGCTTTTCTTTATACCTAAAATTGGGTATAAAAACGATCTTGATTTTTGAAAATATTTAGAATAGATACTATTCATTATTTTTCTTGTTTACAGAATGACTTTTCCTGTTGCAAAGTCATAAGGTAAGTCATATCTTTTGTTAATATAATGCCATTCGGCTTTATTCAAAACATCTAATAGTTTAGGTAGCCAAGATTCTAATGTTTTTTGACTAACTAAAAAAGGATATGTATTAAACATTCTGTCTATTACAATAAATCTAAATTCAACACTATACCCTCTATTATGAATATAATCAAAAAATTTGGTAACAACAAGAGATGTGTATATTGCAGCTTGCATCCAATACGCATAATATTCAACACTTTCAGAAAAATCCTTAAGATCTTTGCTAGTTGTTTTAATATCATTAATGTGGATAACTTTTTTATCATGATCTACCACTATGTTATCTATAATACCTTTTATACCAAAAGGTTTTTGAGATAGTGGTGCCGATAATGGAAGCTCATTATACACTTCTTTGTTATCAAACTCTGTTGCATTACATCCTATAAGATTGCAAATATTAGCATCTGTTTTAATTAAATCAACAGCATTTTTACAATAGTCATATGCTTGTTGATCAATTAAAGTTTTATTTCCTTTTGTTTTAAGAAAATCCCAATAATTAATAGCATCCCCTGTAAGGACTTTATCAAGACGTTGTTGATCAGTTTTTAAAGATTGATGTAAGTTTATATCTTTAAGAACATCTAATATTGCTTGATCAAAGTCTTCCAGTCTATCTCTTTGATCTCCGTTTTGTTGAAGCTCTAAATGATGTGCAAAAACTCTATCAATAACTAGTTTAAGATTACCTGTGGGTAAAGCACTAGGACTAATTATAAATTGGTCGTTAAATTTATTTTCTTCTAACAATAAAGCATGTATAATTTTACCATGTACTAAGTGTGCATCAGTCTTTTCTTCTTTCATTTTAAGAACATAAAGCTGATGAAACACAACAGGGTTCCACATTAGTTTATTTAAACTACTATAAGAAAACTCAAAAGGTTTACTATAAAATTCATCTTGTAAATGTTTAACAGATTCTGTAGCTAAATCTGCAATCATTTTGTCTTCAAAAAATGTATCTAGTTCCATACTCCAAATTCTTTTAAAATTTTACGAATTCTGTCTGCTGTTTCTTTGTCTTTTGTTAAACCTTCTTCATACTCTAAATAATCTGTAAGAATGCTAACTTTTTCTTCTAAAATTCTAAATTTTTCAATAATTAATTTTTGAGTTTCTGTTACCATTTCTTCAGGTGTCATTTTATTTTGTTTTTCCCACATTTCTTCGTTGGGGTCACGATCATTATTATATATCATAAACATGCATTTTGTTCTTTTAAATCTTCTTCTTCTCTTCTTGTAATTATTACACTCAACGCAGCTGACAGTTTTTTAACATATTCTTCATCATATTCTTCTTTTTTAAATAAATTTTTAGGAATCAAATGAATATCTTCGACTTCTAAACCATCTATAATATCATCTGATTCAAGTGTATATAGTGGAGTTATAGTTTGATTAATGTATGATTGAATAACTTTAAGCCATTGTGTTTCTGTAATGTGGTCAAACAATTGATTCATTTCCATTTTAATAGTTTTTTATATTGTTCTTGTTTTTCCTCTGGAAGATAATTTATTAAGTTTTCTATTGGACAAAAACGTAATAGTTCTTCTAAAGCTTCTACATCTTTATGAACAATGTCGCTGTCTATTTGATCAACAACATTTTCTATAAGCTCATTAAATAAATCTTCAAATGCCATTTTTTTCATTTTTAGTTTTAACATCGTGACAAGCGCTGCAGAGCACCTGTAAGTTGTCTGCTTCACAAAATAATCTTTCTACAAACCCAGGAAGATCATTAGCACACTTTAATGTACCAGCTGGAATAATGTGATCAACATTGATATTCTTTTCAGCAAACCATTGTTTACACTCGTTACATTGATACTCAAACTTCTGTCTTTTATTTGGACCCTTATAAGTTCTACGAGAGTTCATCTTGCATTGCGTTATAGGTTTCCACCATCTAGACTTTTGTCTAAGTGCGCTTCTAATAAAACTCCAAAAAGCTGATTCTGTCATTGTTCCTGCATTTCTTGGCTTAGGAGTGACAGCTTTTACTTTTCTAGGTTTTTTATATGTCTTCTTGCGTTTCATTTATTTTCTTGTTTAATATAGGAACAATATAGTCTCTTACTTTTTTTGCACCATAATCTCGGATGCTATCAGATATATCCTTACTCAAAGGTAGCAAAGCAGTTTTAATAAAACTATATTTTTCTCTATATTTTTCCATTGCATCAATACCAGCTTTATCATTATCAAACATGACAATAATGTTTTCATATTCATTTTGCCAGCATTCTATATCAGAAGATGGTAACATTGAATTTTCAGAAGCTGCTGCAACAATATTTAAATGACTAAGCTTTAACGATTTTAAAGACATAACATCTTTTAAACTAGATGTAATAATAAGATGTTTTTGTGCAGGTTTGCATTGTTCTACACCTTGCACATAACTCTTAATATTTATAAACTTCTTATCTAAATTCTTGGGTTGGTACACTTTATAAAGACTTTCATCTTTTTTAAAATAACCATAAATGTAACTTCCTTTAACTTCAATTGCATCAACATCTTTTGTCATAACATATTTTTCCAATGGAAAAACACAATGTTCTTCTAAAAGCTTAGATCCAATATTAAACTGAGTCCAGTAGTATTGATCTTTTGTTGTCCAATCTCTTTTAACAAATTCCGTCACTTTAAATTTAGAAAACTGTTTAAATTCTTTAGACTCGTAGCCACAACCATTCTTAATAATGCAGTCATTATATTCTTCTATTATCTTCTGACATGCTTGATGATATTTTAATCCATATATTTCTTTAACAAGATCTATTGCTGATCCATACTTTCCAGATGAGAAATCTTTATACCTATAGGTATTATACTGTTTGGTATAAAAAACACACATGCTAGGTGTGCGCTCTTGATTAAACATGGATTTAATCTTAACGTCCTGACCTTCTAGCTTTTGATTTAATTTACAATAATGTTCAAATATCCATGTGTCAGGAACATCTTTTATATCGTGTACTAAATTTCTAATTCTAAACATAAACTTAAAAATTAAAGGGAGTGTAAAAACACTCCCTATTTTCGCACCGAAAGGTATGGGTTGGTTTATAGATCAAAATCAGTACCAGCAGCTTCAAAGCTTTTTACAGAAGTGCTTTGTGCCAAGGGTTTGAAGTGATATTGATTATTTTTATCAAAAATATCTAACTCAGTTGAAAGATTGCCACAGAACTTAAATTTAGGAAGAGAAAGCTTAACAATGGTTTTGCCATTATATTCTTCTTCTGTACCTTTTAAGAACCAATAAAGATCGTGACCTTTTAATACTTCAACAGCTTTTTCAACCCACTGCTCAATAGAAGTGATTTGATGCTCTTCAGAAATATTATCAAGTTTACTTTTTAATCCAAGCTTTTGAGCAATAACTACAAGACGATTTAAAATTTCATTTTTGTTAATGTCATCATCATTATAGTTTTCTGTCCAAATAGTTGCACCTACACGTGAAGATTGACCTTTAAACTTTTCTCCTTCTAAATTATTTTTGTCAACAGCCCATCCTTCAAAAGGTGCTGGAAGAGCAGGACCTTCTAAAATAAATTCTAACATCTTTTTACCTGTTCTTTCTGATGACTTAATTTTTGCGTCATAAATGTGTGCTAACACTACACCTGGTTGTAAGGATTTGGAGATTCCAGATCCTGCTTTTACTTCTTGTCCTTTTGTACTAAACATAAAATTTGAGTTTTTAAAATGTAAAAATAGTTATTAATTTTCATAATCCAATATTGCTTGACGAACTACTTGTAAATTATTTTCAATTTCCAATGTGTCAAACATTCCTCTAGGAGACTTACAAGTGTTTTCACCATTTGTTTGAGTTTCAAACACATAACGAATAACACCTTCTTTGTTTTTCTTCACCTTACCGAATAGAACAATAGAGAATAAACCTTCTAATGTAAGTTTTTCATCTACCATACGTCCTATTGTTTTGGCTTTGAACTTACGCTTACCTTCCATATCAGTGGATTCTTCTGCGTGTGTAAGAATAAAGATCATAAGATCATCTCTTAAGTCTTTTGGTAGTCTAGCAACACGCGCAAGATGAGCACCAATTTTAGTAAACTTTTCATAACCTTTTTCATCCACTTTGTCAAAGAATTCAAAACTACTCATGTATTGAAAATCATCAATCACGATATTTTTGATTTCTGGACGTTTTTCACTGACGTAACGTAAACAAGCTTCAATGGATTCAGGAGTTGCTTTGTCATAAAGATTACCTCCTGGGTTTTCTTTACTCCATAGGGTGTACTTCTTTCTCCATCCTTTAAAAGGAAGAGCTTTGTTTGCTACATTAATGATAAATGTTTCTTGTGGATTTAAAGCTTCAATGCTTGTGGATTTTCCAGCTCCACTTTCTGCAATAACGAGGATACCTTGTCCCATACTATACTGATTGTTTAATTAAATCGTTAAGCCATTGTTTATTACTTACAGGTCTTCCTGTATGAATAGCAAAGTAATCTTTAATGGTCATGTCTGAGTAAGGAGCATCATCTGTTGTTTTAGTGCTAAACAACTTTATAGTGCTACTTTCTGACTTTTCTTTAAACGCTTTAACAAATGGTTCGCTACTTAATACAGCAGAATCTTTGCTAATAGCTACAGAAAATGGATCTACAACTCTCAATACTTCTAAAGGTACTAAGTATCTATCTGCGTAAACAGGATCAGGAATTGCTTCTTCTTTTTCTGAATTAGGAAGACGATACACAGTTCTGCTTTCATCTGCAAAACCACTATAATCGTTTTTTACCACTTCAAAATAAAGTCCTTTTGGTTTTGTAAATTCATATCCCATAATAGGTACTACGATTTTACCTTCGTGTCTAAACACTTTTTTAATAGTAAAATCTTTTTCATCAATCTGAAGATCTTTGATTAGATCTTTGTGATAGCTTCTTGCTTCTTGTAGCAAGGTTTCTCTTTCTAAAGACATGTTTTAAAATTTAAATGTTAAAGTTCTGAACCAATATCAGCAGATGGTCTTTGTGATCTCATAACATATGTACTTGATCCTGTTGAAATTGGTTTAGGAATTTCTAATAATCGCTGTAAATTAAATTCAGCTTTCATGTAAAGTAGTTCATTTTCATTTTTTGAGTTTCTAAGTTTTAAAGGATGAATATATATCAAGTTGGGATCAGTTGGAAGTTTGTCAGGACCATACTGCTTTATTCCATTAATCCCAGGTCTTGCCATTGCAATAACTGCGTCTGAACCTTGCATTAACGCATCACCACCAAATATATCAGAACTGGTGGGATAGTTTGCAATAGTTCCAGGAGTTTTTCTTGAAGCTTCGTCAAGAGTTCTGTTTAACTGTGTAATCATTACAACAATAATAGGAAGCTCATTTTTTAAGCTCATAAGCATTTCTACAGTGTTATAAAGAGTGTTTAGCTTTTCTTTTTCATCACTAGCTTGTTTAATAAGCCAGCTATGATCAATAGTAACTAATAAAGGTTTAGACCCCATATCATCATAATAATAATGTACATACTCTCGTATTTGTTTCCAATTACAAGGTTTGTTAATTTGAAGTCTAAACACTCCTTTGCTAGCGAGTTCTCTAGTGTGTTTGGTAAATTTTTCCAAATGCTCTAATGCAAAACTGCTTAATTGTTCTTTAGTACTTAACACTTGATTATAATCTAAAGCCACTTGTGAAGCAAACTCTCTTGATGCAGATTGTTTGGGACCCATCTCAAACTGAAACTCTAATATGTTAAAGTGTTGATCTGGGTTTTGTTTATAACTCTCTCTTAATATTTGCCCTACCATTAAAGTTTTACCTTGTCCTGGTCTTGCTCCTATAGTGAGTAGTGATCCCCATTCCAATCCATTAAGGGTCGCCTCATTTAACCCCATCCATGGAGTTTTAAATGATTTGATTCTACCATCTCTTCTATCTTTAATATACTGAAGACCTTCTTCATATATTTCGTGTATAAACCGAGCTCCTCCTGGTCTTTGATCATTCTTAATCATGCCTCAGCTAGTTTTTCATCAAATTTAGTTATTTTTTTCATCATTTCCAAAGAAAATTCAGAACCTCTTGCGAAAGCTTTTAACATTAAAAGTTTAATCAAACTCTCAAAAGATTCATCTTTTATCACTCTTATAGATGGTTTATCATCTTCTAATATTATAGAGTGTTCGCGTATTTCTTTTATTACTTCACACTCTTTATAAAATTTTTCAAAATCGTTTGTCATTTCCATTACATTTCATTTAATTCGTTAACAATATTTGGGTTGTCTAATAATTGCTGACACGTATCAGCTAGTTTTGAAGTGTACGTATTATCAGGGTTTTTTTTCTTAATAAAATAGCTACTTGTTTGCATATAGAGATAGTCTGCTTTTGCATATCTAGCAACATAGTAATCCGTAGCATCTAATACAAGATCCCATGTAAATTCAGGGTAGGTTTTAAAAAACCATATGAATTTGTCTTTTAACTCATTTACAGTTTGTCTAGCTAATTCACCAGATGGAAGACGTTTAGCTGGGAATATTTCTCGATATTCTTTAAGTTTTCCCATAAAATCTTCACCAAGTATAGAAGCAGCCACTTTTTTCTTAGTTTTTACAATATAAGTGTCTAATTCATCTAATATAAATAACGCTCTTTCACTTAAATTACCATTAGTATCAATCAAACCCTTAGCTTCACATATCATTGCTTCTGCATTCTTGTTTATAAGACTATCTGGTTGAATTCGATATCTACAACAGTCAAGAAAGTAAAGCTGATTCATTGTTATTCTATGCCTGATCGCTACATTCCAAAAGTTTTGCGTCATATTCTTTAGATTTTTGTTTTAAATACACTAACACTTGTTCATATTTCTCTCTAAAAGCCACATTGGTTTCCATTAAATCTCTAAAAGTTTTTAAACCATGTATAATTGTACTATGATCTTTCTTTAAAGATTTCCCAATGTTTAGTAGGCTATATCCCATACATCTTGCTACATATGAGAATATCATTCTAATTTGGACAACGTCATGATAACGTCTTTTTGTATAAATTTTAACACGTGTTTTCTCTCTAACAGGAACCAAACTTTCAAACCATTCTTCTAATGTGTCAAGACTAACAGCTTTAATGTCTTTTAAAGCATTTTTTTCTGGATTGATTTCTTTGTGGTTTCTTGAAATAACAATTGGTTCATATCCCAATTTACTATGGAACATGCTTTTAAAGTTTTTAATAAGTTTTTTTTCTAAGTTTTTTTCATAATCTGAATCGTCCATACGCATCTAAGTTTTGAAAATTAATAATAAAAATCACTAAATTTTTTGTATATTATATTGTACACTTATATTGATATCGGTGAACAAATGTATTATGTTAATAAGAAATCAACAAACAATCTATGTAAAACATTCTAAACTTCTATAATTTATTAAAATGGTTGCGAAAAAGTTAACAACAATAGAACAAGTGAAAGCATGGTTATTTCCAATTGTTTTAGGAATTTTTGGTACATATATCTGGCAAGATATTAGAGAAATAAAAGCAGATGTTAAACTGCTTATGGCGCAATCTAACATAGATAAAACCAGGATTGATAATCTAGAACGTATTGTATATCAGCAAAATGCACCAACAAGTATGATTGAAAAAAAAAGTGAGGAGTTTCCATCTAATCATAAACCACTAGATATATATAGATGCATTTTATTAGAAGATCGTAAAAGACGTTTATCACCCGATTCAAGGGAAGATTTGTTAGCATGAAAAAACTATTTAAATACATAGAACCTATATGGTTGGGAACCAACAATAAGCTTTCTATAAGAAGGGTGCTAGCATTGGTATTTTCTATAGATTTAGTGAGAAATACATCACATGTTATACATAAATGGGAACTGGGCAAATCATATTCTGATGTCACTATGTTACTTGGACTTGAAGCTGCTCTTATTGCAGCTCTTTTATCTTTAACTACATATTCAGCTATGATTAACAAAAAGGTTGATAATCAATCAAATACACAAGCTCCTCCTCCAGAGGAATAAAATTAATTGTTATGGCAAAAAAGCGTGCTTTTGTTAGATATGGTAAAAATGGAAAACTAGTTCCAGGTAGCTTAATTGTAACACAAGGAACGCATCCTGATAAACCTAGTACATGGAAAGAGGTTCCTTATGACATTTGTTGTGGAGGTGGAGACTGTCCTCTTTTAGAAATACAAGTATATTATTCAATAAACAGTGAAACAATTTGTTCAGGACAAGCTACTTTAGGAACATATTATATGGATTGTACACCTATATCTTTTCTTCCATTAATTTTTTTAGATAGTCAAGGTAATATTCCTGCCCCAACTGGATATTATAGTTTTGTAAATGGTATTACTAATACTATACTTTATATTG